AAGCATCAGTTGATGGACAAGCATATGACGTTGATCGTTGGGCGGCGTATTATCGTCCAGCAGGAGTTATGGCACCGCAAAATAACAATAACACTGCATCGCCAACTCCACCAGCAACACCACCGCAACCTGCAGAAGCAACACCTGTACAACCAGCACCAGCACCAGTAGCTGAGGCGGCGCCTACAGAAGCACCTGCACCAGAAGCAACTAGCTCAGGCAATGCACAAGATATCTTGGCAATGATCCGGGCTCGTCAAGCATCTGAGCAATAATAGCAAAGGAACTAGAGCGGAGAAATCCGCTCTAGTTTAACATCAATGCTTACACAACTTGATCAAGAATTATACCCATTTGATTGCGAAGTAGTATCAATACCCGAATCGCAACAAAATGTGTTTTTAATTTATAAAAATGCTAGTTCTTCGATAAGGATGGAATCCGAAAAACAAAAAGGTTGGACATTTAATAATAAGGATGTACATAAACTTAAACATATTGATGTTTATTTACGTGATCCGCTAGAAAGATATATATCAGGAACAAATACATATCTTCAACGTTTATTAAAAGAAAATCCAAGTTTAGATAAAGACACTGCACTTTTCTTTATTAAAGAGTATAATTTTTTAAATAGACATTATTTGCCGCAATTTCATTGGTTGTTAAATTTACATCGTATGAATAGTCGTTGCATGATAACATTACATGATATTTCAGAAGTATCAAACATTACAGAATATGTTGATACACCTGTGGGTACTGAATTAGATATGGATGTTGTGACTCGATTGGATATTAATAACAATAAAAAATTACAGTTTTGGTTTTTTATTGATTATATTCTAAGAGAAATGATTGGAAAAACAAAAAGTTTTGACGACATCATATTATACTATAAACAGCAACAACCTTTTGCATTTGCAGAAATGTTTAAAGATATTTGTGAATTATTAAGACCGGTATATGAACTGTCCACGCCTAAAACATTTCGTTAGATTGAATCCCGAAGGAAAACTTTCGTGTTGCGGCCACATGATGGATGCACCTTTGTTTTCGTCACTAGACGAAATGCACAATAGTAATTGGCACAACGATTTAACCGATAAGTTTAATAATGATGTTTGGCCCAACGAGTGTGTTAGATGTCAAACAACTGAACAGTTAAACGAAGGCAGTGTTCGATTGCGTACAATGCACAGACATGATGAGTTATCTGGATATAACTCAGACTATCTTATTGTTGGCGGAGTACTTGATAATGTGTGTAACAGCGCATGTCAAAGTTGTAACAGTGAATTGAGTACACTAATTGGCAATCTTGAAAGCGGTAAAAACGCAATTAAAATAAAAAATGTGTCTTTGTTTGATTCATTGCCACAGGATCGTATTGTACAACTAGATGTTAATGGTGGCGAACCAACTGCCAGTCCAAACTATAAAAAACTACTAAACAATTTGCCACCAAATGTAAAATATGTAAGAGTCAATACAAATGGCTCTCGTATGCTACCAAATATACGGCAAATTCTCGATCAAGATTTGCATTTAACTATTACACTCAGCCTTGATGGTATTGGTAATACACACGACTATGTAAGGTGGCCCATTAAATGGGAAAGTTATACTCGCGTAGTTGACCAATATAAAGAATTAACCAGTACGTATTCTAATCTGCATTTAGATTTTTGGACAACAGTTCATGCTTTAAATATTGGTACCATTGACCAAATAATAGAATATGCTAATTCAAAAGAAATATTATGGTTCTTTGGTATTTTAGAACAACCCAATGAACTTAATATAAAAATGAAAAACTCTTTTACTGTAGCAGCAAAGGAAAAATTGTTGTTGACTTCTAATGAAATCTGTAGTAAACTAGCAGAAATAACAGGGGTAGATAAAAACAATCAAGAGAGTTTAAATAGCTACATACAACAACAGGACAAGCTCAGATCAATATCTATCAATACATACCTTAAGGAAAACCATTATGCCAAAACCATTTGATATCTCAAAGTTCCGCAAGGACATTACAAAAAGCATTGACGGACTGTCAATTGGCTTTAATGATCCCACAGATTGGATCAGCACAGGAAATTATGCACTCAATTATCTTATTAGCGGTGACTTTAAAAAAGGTGTACCGCTAGGTAAAGTAACAGTGTTTGCAGGTGAATCAGGAGCCGGTAAAAGTTACTTTGCATCAGGCAATATTGTTAAAGCAGCTCAAGAGCAAGGCATCTTTGTAGTACTAATTGACAGCGAAAACGCACTTGACGAAACGTGGTTGCAAGCACTTGGCGTTGATACTTCTGATGATAAATTATTAAAACTCAGCATGGCAATGATTGACGATGTTGCCAAAACTATTAGTACGTTTATGTCCGATCTAAAAGCAACAGAACCAGAAGATCGTCCCAAAGTATTATTTGTAATTGACTCGCTTGGTATGTTGTTAACACCCACAGACATTAATCAATTTGATTCAGGAGATCTTAAAGGTGATTTAGGTCGTAAGCCCAAGGCACTAACTGCACTTGTACGTAACTGTGTAAACATGTTTGGTAGCTACAATGTAGGATTAGTAGCAACTAACCATACATATGCAAGTCAAGATATGTTTGATCCAGATGATAAGATCAGTGGCGGGCAAGGCTTTATATACGCAAGTAGTATTGTTGTTGCTATGAAGAAAATGAAACTAAAAGAAGATGAAGCTGGAAATAAAATTTCAGATGTACGTGGTATTCGTGCAGGGTGTAAAGTAATGAAAACACGCTATGCAAAACCATTTGAAGGTGTACAAGTTAAAATTCCTTACGAAACTGGTATGAATCCTTACAGTGGACTAGTAGATCTTGCAGAGAAAAAAGGATTACTTTCCAAAACAGGAAATCGTTTAAGGTTTTTAGAACGCAGTACAGGCGAAGAAGTAATACAATTTCGAAAAGCATGGGAAAATAATGAAAACAATTGCTTGGACAGATTGATGGCAGATTTTGTGTATATTGATAGCAATCCAAGTGTTGAAGAGCAAATAATTGAAGAGCAACTTAATAGCGAAGGACAGGATATTGCCCAAGAAGAAGTTAATGATTGATGTTTCGCCTAGAGGTTATATGTATGGTTTTCCAAAAGAACTGCCAGAAACAGCATGGAAACTAAAAGGCTCTAGGCCAATTTTTAATAAAGACTTTGATGTTGATAAATGGTTAGTTAAAAACGGATACCCACGCAGTTCACTTGAATCTAAAGCAATTAGAACATGGGTTGATAACGTTAAGGAACAATAATGTGGTATAGTCGAGTAACTCAAAATTTAGGATTAGTACCAGATTTTATTTCGTACTATGAAACAGAGTTACAGGAAGCAAAAAAAGAAGTTCGTATCGGCGGTGTAGTTGAACGTAACATTAGTTCACTGCCGGGCATAACTGAACAACGTTTTGGTCAGCTACAAGAAATTGAAGCTGTGTTAAACTACCTAAATATTCAACTTAGAAAAATAAGACGTAAACATTTTAAAACATATCTTGAAGGATACAACAGGGCATTAACTAGTCGTGATGCTGAAAAATATGTCGATGGCGAAGATGAAGTTATTGACTACGAAACCATTATTAATGAAGTTGCACTTTTGCGCAACAAATGGTTAGGTATCATGAAAGGATTAGATGCCAAGCAGTGGCAACTCGGACACATTGTTCGTTTAAGAACTGCTGGTATGGAAGATGTACAAATTCAATGAGGAATAACATTTAATGAACAATTATATTTTTACTAGCGAAAGTGTTAGCGATGGCCACCCAGATAAAGTTGCTGATCAAATCAGTGATGCACTTGTTGATGCAGGGTTAGCTGCAGGAGACGAAACAACTCGTGTTGCTGTTGAAACACTTGTAACTACAAATTATGTTTGTTTGGCGGGCGAAGTGAAAAACTTTAATGTTAGCACAGAAGAAGTTTTTAATATTGTTCGCAACAAAGTTCGTGAGATTGGATATGAGCAAGACGGGTTCCATTGGGAAAATCTTGATATTGTAAACAACATACACAGTCAAAGTGCTGACATTGGGCTCGGCACTGATAACTTTGGCGCAGGTGATCAAGGGTTAATGTTTGGTTATGCATGCAATGACAATGCTGCATATATGCCTGCACCAATTTACTATTCACATGAAATTTTAAAGATGTTGCGAGATATTCGAGGCATAGCCGATAGACGACATGTACTAGGGCCTGATGCAAAGTCTCAAGTCAGCGTTGAGTATGAGGGTGGTATCCCTAAACGTGTTGATCAAGTTGTTGTTAGTACACAACATGCTGAAGGATTTTACGAAGAAGCTCAACGCATTGCAATAGAATGTTCAAATACAATATTAGGGAGTTTAATTGATGATAAAACTGTATTCCATCTTAATCCTACCGGTAATTTTGTTATTGGCGGGCCTGACGGTGATGCTGGCGTTACTGGGCGTAAAATTATCGTGGATACTTATGGCGGATTTGCTCCTCATGGTGGTGGTGCTTTTAGTGGTAAAGATCCAACAAAAGTAGATCGCAGTGCAGCTTATATGGCACGTTGGTTGGCTAAAAACGTAGTAGCAGATGAAATGGCTGACTGGTGCCAAATCCAGTTAAGCTATGCCATTGGTGTAAAAGAGCCAACTAGTATCTACATAGATAGTAATGGGCATAACCGCAGTATTGAAAAGTTTATTCGAGAAAACATTGATTTGACTCCTAAGGGTATTATTGATAGATTTGATTTGTTTAATTTTACAGATTACAGTAAGAACTGTACATACGGACATTTTGGCAATAAAAATGTACCTTGGGAAAATATAGGATGGTAACATGGGAAAAACTCATTGGTCAGGAACATTTTTTAACTTACCAAACCTAAATCAAAATTTGCCCAACTCAGAATGCAAATATTATATTGCTGTTAAAGGTAACTGGCCAGCACGTAGTTAATTTTACTACCCTAGAATATAGACTTCATAAGTACTAGATCAAATAGTATTAACGAGGTTTATAATGAAAGCTGGTAAAGTTTGGGGAGTAACAGAACTACTCGAAGCAAATGGAGTTTTAGAGTTTCATAGGATTGAAGCAGTTGCAGGCGGCGTTTGCAGTAAACATACACACAAATATAAATGGAATGGCTTTTTTGTTGAGTCAGGCAAAATGCTAATCCGTGTTTGGAAAAACAATTACGACTTAGTCGACGAAACTATTTTAGGCCCGGGACAATACACAAAAGTTGGCCCCGGAGAGTTTCATCAATTTGAAGCACTTGAAGATACAGTTGCCTTTGAACTGTACTGGGCAGAATTTAATCACGATGACATTGAGAGAGAAACAGTAGGTTATAAAGAATGAAAGTAGTGTTAGTCACCGGTGGGTTTGACCCACTGCACTCAGGACATATTGAATACTTTAAAGCTGCAAAAAAATTAGGTGACAAGTTGGTTGTTGGACTCAACACTGATGTTTGGCTAACACGTAAAAAAGGACGTCCGTTTATGCCCGGTGCTGAACGTTCTACTATTATACAAAATCTTAAAATTATTGATCATTGTATGTTGTTTACTGATGATGACGACACTGCAATTGAGGCAATTAAAAATGTTAAAATGATGTATCCTGATGCACATATTATTTTTGCCAATGGCGGAGATAGAACCAAAGACAACATCCCCGAAATGGTGTTTGATGACGTTGAGTTTGTGTTTGGTGTAGGCGGCACCAATAAGAAAAACTCCAGTAGTTGGATACTAGAAGAGTGGAAGTCTCCTAAAACTCAACGCAATTGGGGATACTATCGAGTATTACACAATGTTGGACAAGAAGTTAAAGTTAAAGAGCTAACTGTAGATCCTGGTAAGCGACTTAGTATGCAAAAGCACAAGCATCGTGCAGAGCATTGGTTTGTTGCTGAAGGAACTGCAACAGTGTATACCATTAACTCTTCAACTGACATTGAGTTAAAAGGTGTATATACAGAACACCAATCTTTACATATTTCAACAACTGAATGGCATCAATTGTCAAACGAAACTGATATTCCATTGCGTGTTGTTGAAATACAGTACGGAGAAAATTGTATCGAAGAGGACATCGAAAGATTATGATTCCTATTTTTATTGGCTACGACCCAAGAGAGGCAATTGCATACCACGTGTGTGCAAATTCAATTATTAGACAAAGCACACAACCTGTAAGTTTAAATCCACTTGCATTAAACATAATGAATGATTACAAAGAAACACACACTGATGGTTCAAATCATTTTATATACAGTCGTTTTCTTGTACCACATTTAATGAACTACAAAGGCTGGGCACTTTTTATTGACGGTGACATGCTTTTACGCAACGACATTTCTAAATTATGGGAGTTGCGTGACGATTCAAAAGCAGTAATGGTAGTAAAACACAATTACCAAACAAGAATGCCAATTAAATATCTTGGCGCAAAGAACGAAAATTATCCAAGAAAAAATTGGTCAAGCGTAATTCTTTGGAACTGCGGGCACGAATCAAATAAATCAGTAACTCCGGAGTTTGTACAAAATGCAACAGGTGCGCAAGTACATAGGTTTAGTTGGCTCAAAGATGAAGAAATTGGCGAATTACCTATCGAGTGGAACTGGCTCCCCGATGAATTTGGGGAAAACAAAAATGCTAGTTTACTTCATTTCACCTTGGGGACGCCCAGTTTCAGTGATTTTGCAGAAACCCCACAAGGATCAGAGTGGCACAAAGAAAGAATCCTAACTGAGTATTGCGAACAACACAGTATTTAAATGAAAATTTTTATTGGTCATGACAGTCGAGAACCAGAATTAACTGAAATCTGCAGGTTTAGCATACTAAAATATGCTTCTTCGGAAGTTGAAATTCATGTACTCGATAAACAACAGTTAGACGACGAGCTTTCTCGCGAACCCGACACACCACAACAATCTGGAATTGAGGAAGCAGAACATCTGTATACTAGATTTTTAATTCCGCATTTAGTAGGATTTAGAAAAGAGTGGGCTCTTTATGTAGATAGTGATTTTATTTTTCTTGATGATGTGTATAAATTATTAAATTTTGCTTCAAACAAATATGCTGTAATGGTCGCTAAACATGATGAAGATAAATTAAAACCGTACAAAGAAAAAAACAAACTAAATGGTCGTCCTATACTAGAGTATCCAAGAAAATATTGGACGAGTTTAATGCTGTTTAACTGTAATCATGCCGACAGTCGAAAACTAAACCCTAAATTTATACAAGAAGCTTCTGGGTTTGACTTGCTAAAACTATCACACATTCCTAATAGAAGCATAGGTGATTTGCCTGTTGAATGGAATTGGTTAGTTGGGCTGTATGAAGAATCTGCTTATTTTAAACCACGAGCCCTGCATTTTGCAATGGGAGGCCCATGGTTTCCTGCAGGTAAAAAAGTAGAATACGGAGCGTTATGGTCTGATATGTATGTTGAGTACCATGATTCAAAAATTGATAATGAAATTATTGAACCCGAAGTACTACAACAAGAATCTCTGCCGCAGGAAATTTTTGAAATTTATGAAAAAATAAAACAGTACCGTGTTGATCCGCAAGGATTGTACTATGGAATAACCAAAAAAACACTAACAAAGGAAATTGCTAAATTAGATAATAATGCAGTGTATGCAGTAGAGGCCGAAACTATGAGTGAAGTGAATAGCAAACATGAACAAAAAGGCCATTTATATGATCCATTCTTGCAAAGTTTTATTTTAGGTTCGGGTGGACAAATTACAGTTTGGGATAAAGTATTAAAGGAAAAAACACCAGTGGTTTTGCGTGGTGTTACCAAACGCAAACAAATGGCCGATTGTATTAAAAACAACAGAGACTACTATTATATTGATACTGGATATTTTGGCAATGGTAGACGAAAACTTTATCATCGAATTACAAAAAACAATATGCAAAACTTAGGACCAGTAATACATAGGCCTAGAGATAGACTGGCTGCCACTGGCTGGAAAGCTAAAAAAATGCGTCCAGGTGGTAAAATTTTACTAGCGCCGCCAAGTCAAAAGTTATTAAAAATTTATAATTTAGATTTAGCAAGTTGGATTAAAAATACATTAGCTGAACTAGCAAACTATACTGATAGAGAAGTAGTAATCAGAGAAAAACAAAGTAGAAGTGTTCGTGTAGCACAAGATACCATGGAAATGGCACTTGACAAAGACATTCATTGTCTAGTTACGTTTTCAAGCATTGCAGCAGTTGAAGCAGTATTATACGGAAAACCTGCTATTGTACTAGGTCCTAGCGCAGCTCATGCAGTTTGTAGTGAAACACTAGAAGATATTGAAACACCGTTTATTCCAACCCTAGATGAAGTTGAAGAATGGGCCGCACATTTAGCCTACTGTCAATTCACCGAACTTGAAATGAGAGACGGGACTGCTTGGAGAATTTTAAACGAAGATGTATGATGTTATTGTATATACAAGCAGTTTAAAGGATCAACGCCCTAGCAGAAAATTAGATGTTTTGAACAGTTTTGCCATTGGTGCTAAAATGAACCAAGTAAGCGTTCGTATAGAAGATCAATATCAATGGCAACCATCAAAACTAGCAGTTATATTGGGCTGGCCAAGCCCACAGCAACGAGGCTTAAACATTAAACTACGAGCTTCTGTAGTTGAAAACCAAGCACGTACAGGAAACCATGTTATGGCCATTGATGCAGGCTGTTATAAGTTTCATGACGAAGATAGCAAATACCTTCGTTACAGTATCAATGGGGTATTTTATGATCGAAGCGAATATGCAAACTCAAACAGCAACGCTGATAGATGGGATACCATCAGTAGAGATTTAAATTTAGAAATGATGCCTTGGCGACATAATAAAGGAAAGCATATTTTATTGTTACTTCAGAGAGACGGTGGCTGGAGTATGAAAGGACTAAAGCCGTTTGATTGGGCCAAAGAAAAAATTGCTCGTGTTAAACAATTAACCGACCTGCCAATTGTATTACGCCCACATCCTGGAAAGGTTGCTGATTTTACCAGTTTAATAGATGATAGAGTTAGCATCAGCGACAGTAAAAACACTCCACTAGCGGGTGATTTAAAAAGAGCAAGAGCAGCGTTAGTGTTCAATAGTAGTAGTGGTGTTGCTGCAATACTGCAAGGTTGTCCGTTGTTTGTTGATGACCCCAGTAGTGTGTGCTGGAACGTTGCTAATCATGACTTAAATAATTTATTAAATCCATCATATCCAGACAGAGAACAATGGTTGTATGATTTAGCAGCAGCACACTGGAGCGATCAGGAAGCAAGGCGCGGCTTGATTTTTAAAAAATTTCTACCTTACTTAACTTAAAATTCATTGATAACATTTTGGTTATCTAATACCCATTGATATTGTTCAACAGCCTTGTGACTGTATTGTAGTGTCCAATCTTTGTATATTTCCCAATTACTGGGATCTTTGTATTCCTTCCTAACTAGATACAGTTGACAACTTATACTAACAGCCCGAGTATCCGGTGATAGTATAAGTTTATAGGTTTTGTTTCCGCTTTTGTCATTTGATTGTTCTAGTAATTCTAGAGTTTGATGTGCAGAATTTATTTTTGATTGTCTTGCAATAACAGCAAAGTCTGTAACTTTCTTTTTAATTGAATCGGCCTTCACATAAGATTTATTGTGTTGATGTCCAAAATCTAAACCAATAAATGCTACATCGGTTGTCCCGTTTAAAACGTTTGCTAATTCATCCAAGAATACTTGTTTAGCACTTTTAGTAAACCAAAGATCTGTTCTAAGTTTAACAACAACGTCATTATTGATTTTTTTACAACTTTCAACAAATTCCCAAACTTGAACAGTGCCACTGCGATGCTCAAATGGACATGTTGACTGAGTGTTGTGTCTACTAAAATCATGCACTTCAACTGTATACAACTTTTGTATACGTGCAATTAAATCATTGTGATTTTGCTGTGTAGTTTGTCTACACCGTTGTTCACCGATATAAAAAATGCTTATGGTTTCTGCCATGCTCGCCAGTCCTCTGTGATTTGTTTAATAGTCATACCTTGTTTAACACGCCAACTGTTAACTGCATCTTGCATTGGGTGCGGAAAAATAAAAGTTTTTTTGTTTATGCCGCTTTTGTCATCAACAATATAACTTTGTATGTAATCGCGCTCAACTTCTAGATCTGTAGGGTACTGAGTGTAATCGTTGCGTATTAAAAATATCGGACACAAGACATTATGAGCGATTGAGTGATGTGTGTAATCTCCTAACTCACCAGATATTGGAATAATGTATCTAAACATTTTGTTACCGCTACGTCTTTTGTTTGGCACAAGTGCATTAATATGCGCAACTGTATCTTCAAGCGATCTTAATCTTATTTTTGATGCTAACACAACAAAGTCTTGCACATTACCATGTATATTAATATCAACTTGATACCGTTTAAAGGTTACACCGGCATTGTTATTGACCAAGTCGCTTCCAAAAAATACAATATCACTGTCTCCCCACAACACTTTTTGAAATTCACTGATAATTGTATCAACACTATCTTCTGTAAACCATATATCTGTTCTTAATTTTAAAACGTACAGTTCTCTTATATGACTGACCCCGTTTAAAAAGTCCCATACTTGCACTGCACCGCCTTGTCCTCTGCGATATTTTTTATCTGGTAACTCATCAACGGGATCATATGGACAAACACCACGGCGCGGACTGTTTCTTGTATAGTCGTAAATGTTGTAGTCGCACAAATCGTATATACGATCAAACAACATCTGGTGATTTTGATTTTTTATTTCTTGATTGTGTCGAACATCACCAGTGTATATTATTGCTATACTTGGTTTCATAGAAAATCTTTTAAAATATCTTGATCTCGTCTTAGATTAATAGCAATTGCACGTGGGTAAGGATTAGCATCGTTATAATCATTGATTAAGATACGTTTAGCATTTATTAGCCCTGTGAGTAATGTAAACTCTTTAAAGCCTAACTCTTGTAGCATCTCTACAATTTGGTCGTGGTATTGATTTGGTCTTGCAGTTGTAAAAATTATTTGATTATCTTCTGCTTCTAGTTGCAATAAACGATCAACTGCTCCGGATAGCACAACAGGAGGTGTGCCGTATTCTTCATTTGATTGTGCTTGGACAATTGTTCCATCAATGTCACAAAAAATTGCTGACTTATCGTTATACTCAAACCAATCTTCGGCAGTACCAACATCGACATAGTTTAATACTGTTTTTACAGTAAACACCTCGCCATAATCAATACACTTTTGTATAACGTGGCTTACAAAAATTTCCTGTGTTTGATTTTTGATTTCTTGATATGCTTGTTGATATAACTCAATGCTTGAAAATTTGTATCCGCCAACACAAAACTTGTCAGATACAATTTCTTTTTCAATAATGTCAGTGACAATGTCTTGGTTGTTACTGATTACAAAACTTTTACTTCCAAGTCGTTTAAGCACATCATGATCTTTAATGCTTGATACACAGATATAACTACCTTCGTTGTCATTGTGATCAAAAAAGCTATCGCAATCTTTAACCAGCATTTCTGATTGGGGATCTAACTGTGCTAGTTTAATAATTTCATTTACTGTTTCTGCAGGACCTGTTGTGACATTTTCAAGGTATACAAATTGTATTGCATCTCCGTATTTTTGTTTAATATAATGATCAACTGGGTATTCTTTGTGGTGTTGTTTTAATATTCCTACAGTAATACGGTCTTGGTAAACATAAGGAGTAATGGCTTTTTCAAGCATTTTAAGACCAGAATAGTCAGTTAGCGTATATTTAGGACGCATATTTGGGAATCGTGTGCTTAACCCTGCAGCGGGAACAATTATTTCCATAGTCTTTGT